GCCTTTAAGCCAGAAGGTAAACCAGACTTTGAACGTAGCATAGATAAAATACATAAATATATTAATGGTGAAGCTGGCACTACTAAAACTGGTGATTTTTGTGGTATTGATAGTGAAAGTGCGGCATACGAATTTTTAACAGAAGTATTAGAAAATGCTCAAGGTGTGGTGGCAATTGATACAGAAACTACAGGTTTATATCCTAGAGATGGATATGTGCTTGGAGTTAGTATTAGTTATAAATCTAATCATGGTAGATATATTAGTTGTGATTGTTTAAGTGAAACTAATGCAGAACTACTACAGCGTATTTGCAAAGAATTTATAGTAGTATTTCATAATATGAAATTTGACTATAAAATGCTTAAGTATCACCTAGACTTAGAATTTGACCGTACACGAGTACATGATACAATGGTTATGCACTATGTACTAGATGAAACGGACGGGCATGGACTAAAAGAACTAGCATTAAAATATACCGATTATGGTGACTATGACGCTAAACTGGATGAATTTAAGCGAGAGTATTGTCGTCAACATGGTATACTTAATGAAAACTTTACTTATGATCTTATCCCCTTTGATATTATTAGCGAATATGCTAGTATTGACACAGCAGTAACACTAGAGCTTTACAACAAATTTTGGCCTATTGTTCAAAAAAATGATAAACTAAGCTATGTTTATAAAGAAATTTTAATTCCTGGCACATTATTTTTAATGGACATGGAAGAAGTAGGTATTCCTATTAGTCGTGAACGTATGCAATTAGCTGACTTATATTTATCAGAACAAATTAAACTAGCTAAAGAAAAAATATATGAATTTGAAGAAGTAAAAACTTTTGAAAAAACAGAAGGCAAAATCTTTAATCCTAATAGCGTTATGCAATTGCGTTCAATCTTATTTGATTACTTGGGTTTAACACCAACTGGCAAGAAAACTAGTACAGGTGCTATTTCAACAGATGCAGAAGTCCTAGAACAATTGAGTGAAGAACATGAACTTCCTAAAGCGATTCTCAAGGTTAGAAAACTATCAAAGATCCAGAATACGTATATACATAAGATACTTCCTGAGCTGGATCGTGATGATAGGATACGCACTAATTTTAATCTTATCTTTACCACTAGTGGTCGTCTATCTAGTAGTGGGAAATTTAATGCACAGCAGATTCCTAGAGATGATCCTATTATCAAAGGCTGTATCAAAGCTCCAAAAGGTTATAAAATTGTCTCACAAGACTTAAGAACTGCTGAAATGTACTATGCTGCTGTGCTTAGTGAGGATAGTAGTTTACAAAAAGTTTTTACTAATGGTGGCGATTTTCACAGTTCAATAGCTAAAATGGTATTTGACTTACCCTGTGAGGTTGAACAAGTAAAAAAACTATATCCAGATATGCGTCAAAGTGCTAAAGCTATTAGTTTTGGTATATTATATGGTTCAGGGGCCGATAAAGTTAGTGTTACAGTTACCAAAGCAACTGGACAATATTATCCAGTAGAACGTGCTCGTGAAGATATTAAACAGTATTTTACAACATTTAAAAAATTAAAGCAATGGCTTGATACTAGAAAACAATTTATTGAACAAAATGGATATACTTACAGCTTTTTTGGCAGAAAAAGACGCCTACCTAACGTATTCAGCAATGACCGAGGAATCGCAGCCCACGAAGTACGTAGTGGAATTAATTCGGAAATCCAATCGCTTGCAAGCGACGTTAACTTACTCGGAGCTATTGAAACTGCTAGAACAATTAGAGAGCGTAAACTTGACGCAAGAATCTTCATGCTTGTCCATGACTCAATCGTGGCACTTGTTAAGGACAGCGACGTAGATGAATACTGTAACATACTACGTCAATGTACACAATATGACTGGGGTTGTAATATTCCTGGATTTCCTATTGGCGTGGATCAGGATATAGGAGATGACTACAGTTTCGGAAGTTTTGAGAAAACCTATAGGATTAGCGGCACTAGTTTGGCCTGTATTTAGATTAGGCGAGCATGAACCACGTACACACGGTAAATTAAGTTTTTATTCTAGCGAATATATTGATTTAAATAATCCTAAATTATTTAGTAGATATAGAGTTATAGATGATAAAAATATAGACAAGCCTACACTAGGATTACGTAGGCTTGTTCTTAAAGAACAAGATGTTAAATTATTTCCAATTGGTAGTGCAATTTACTTTCTACAAGATGTTATTAAACTAGCTAAATCAACAACTTGGTTTATTGATAGCTTGGGACAAATATTTCAGCACAAAAAACTTGTGCGCGCCAAACTTAAAACGCATAAAATTATTCAAATTTTACCTGCTAGTGGAATAGGATGTGTTTTAGAAGTTGATGGTCTAAGTGAAAGATTTAAAAGTTTACAGATTCCAAAACCATATGAATTATATGCTGGTATATTAAATTATAATCGTTGTAATTTATTATATGGTTACTATAGCGAACCTATTCAAACAACATGGAGACTAGTATGAAAGCTATTATAACTAACAGGATTTATATGGATGATCCTGGTAAATTAAATAGTAAATTTATCATGAATAGTCTTACTTATAAGTTTAAAAAGAATACTGGTAGTAAAAATTTTAGTGTAATAGAAACTATTAAAAATTATAAAGTATTACCCAACGGTATACTAAGTATACCTCAGGGTAGACTAGATCTTATACCAGAAGGTTATGAAATAGTAGATAAACGCGTACTAAATTTAGTACCTTTTCCTTTGGCTAAATATCCATTACGCGAGGATCAATTAGAAGTTTACGATAGTGCTAATGATACTTGTTTTATTAACGCACTAGTAGGGTGGGGTAAAACTTTTACAGCATTACATATTGCACGTAAGTGGAGTCAGAAAACATTAATAGTTACCCACACAACTGCACTACGTGATCAATGGTGTGATGAAGTTAGAACATTATTTAGTATAGAACCTGGTATTATAGGCAGTGGATTGTATGAAGTAGAAGATCACTGTATAGTAGTAGGCAATGTTCAAAGTATTGTTAAATATTTAGATAGAATAAATAAAGAATTTGGTACCGTTATTTTAGATGAAGCACATCATTGTCCAGCTACTACTTTTAGTAAAACTATAGATAGTTTTTATGCTAGATATAGATTAGCACTTAGTGGTACTATGGAACGTAAAGATGGTAAACATGTATTTTTTAGTGATTATTTTGGAAATACGATATTTCGGCCAAAACAAGCAAATACTTTAAATCCAATAGTTCATATAGTAAAAAGTAATTTAATTCTTAAACCAGGTGTAACTTGGGTAGAAAAAATAAATGATCTAACTCAAAATGACTACTATAGAAAATTTATTAGTACTCTTGCTAACTATCACATAGATAGAGGCCACAGTGTTTTAGTAGTAGCAGACCGAGTAGAATTTTTAGAAAAGGTAAAAGAATATGTTGGAGAAACGTGTTTGTTGGTTACTGGCGACACAAGCTATGAAGAACGACAGTACGCCAAAGAACAAATCTTATCAAAACAAAAAATGTGCATTGCTGGCAGCCGTCAAATCTTTAGCGAAGGAATCTCAATCAATGCACTTAGTTGTGTTATCTTAGCAATACCAATGAGTAATGATAGTTTGCTAGAACAAATTGTAGGCAGAATTATGCGAGAATTTCCTAATAAACCGCAACCTATAGTAGTCGATATTCAGTTTAGTGGCTGGGCAGATAGAAAACAAAATAATGATAGACTAGGACTCTATATGAAAAAAGGCTGGGAAATACAATTGGTATAGAAATTTTAACTTGCTAAATCAAACTACAATATGGTAAAATATATTATGAATCAAAGAACTGTTTTTACATTTAACCTATCAAAATTAGAATCTATGGCTAATGCTAGTCAAGTACGACTAGTAGAACTATTAGAAGATTATTATAAAGGATTTAAATATAAACTAGCAGGAAGTAGTTTTTTAATAAATCCTGGACAGCTATTCTTTGATCGTAGTGTAGATATACTATTTAAAGCACAGTATATACAACTAGCGGGTCGAAGAAGTTATCAGCAATATAAAGATTTAGGATATAAACATTTAGATTTAACTTATTTCCCAGACCTAAATTTACAAGCAATAAAATATAATCCGCTATTAATAACAGAAAACAATAAAATATATTTTAAATACGAGGAATAAATGGCACTTAGCTTTAAACAAACAAAAGGTAAAGCAGTAACAAATAAAGTAGAAACTTATGAGTATAAAGATGGCGAAAATACAATTAGATTAATTGGCGGAGTATTACCACGATATATCTATTGGCTTAAAGGTACTAACAATAAAGATATTCCTGTAGAGTGTTTAGCCTTTAGCCGCGAAAAAGAAAAGTTTGATAATCTAGAAAAAGATTATGTTCCTGACTACTATCCAGATTTACGTTGTACTTGGAGTTACTCAATTAATTGTATTGATCCAAAAGATGGTAAAGTTAAAGCACTAAATCTTAAAAAGAAATTATTTGAGCAGATTGTTACAGCTGCCGAAGATTTAGGTGATCCTACTGATTATGATACAGGTTGGGATGTTGTATTTAAACGTGTAAAAACTGGCCCACTTGCATTTAATGTTGAGTATACACTACAAGTTTTACGTTGCAAATCTCGCTCATTAAGCGATGCAGAACGTGAATTGGCAGATAAAGCGCAGAACATTGATGAAAAGTTTCCTAGACCTACAGCAGATGAAGTTAAGGCACTATTAGATAAAATTGCAACAGAAAGCGATGAAGATACTAGTAGTGAACAAGAAGCTGTTAAAGAATTAGGTTAAATAATGGCCCAGTAATGAAAATTACTGGGCTTTTTCATCACAGGAAAAATAATGAAAGTATTATTTACGGCTGATATACATATAAAATTAGGTCAAAAAAATGTTCCTGTTGATTGGGCTAGAAATCGTTACAATTTATTGTGGAACGCACTAGCTATAGAACAAACTAAAGCTGATATATTTATTCTAGGCGGCGATATATTTGATAAATTGCCCAGTATGGATGAATTAGAAGTTTATTTTGATTTAGTTAGTTATTGTAATATACCTACTATTATTTATAGTGGTAATCATGAAGCAATTAAAAAATCTACTACATTTATGACTAATTTAGCTAAAGCTACTAATTTAATGAGTCAAAAACGTAATGTTATAATTATAGATGATTACTATAGTGATTATGGTATAGAATTTGTTCCCTACAACAAACTAAAAGATTTTGAACAGTCAAATCCTTGGCCAGAAGGTGGCAATATACTTTGCACACATGTTCGTGGCGAAATACCTCCTCATGTTACACCAGAAGTAAACTTAAATATATTTAATGGTTGGAATATTGTACTAGCTGGTGATTTACATAGCTATGAAAATTGTCAACGTAATATTTTATATCCTGGTAGTCCCATTACTACTAGTTTTCATAGAGATGTTGTTGAAACTGGTGTTATATTGCTAGATACAGAAACTCTAGAGCATAAGTGGCTTAAATTAGAGTTGCCTCAATTAATAAGAAAAACTGTTAGTCCTAGTGATCCTAAACCGCCTACTAGTTATCATCATACAATTTATCAAGTTGAAGGTGATTTGCAGGAGTTAGGTGAGCTAGAAGATAGTGAACTAATAGATAAAAAGATTATTAAACGTAGCAGTGATGTACAATTAATGTTGGATAATGATATGTCATTAATAGAAGAAGTTAAAGAATATTTACAATATATACTACAACTTCCAACTACAACTATTGATAAAGCTGTACTAGAGGTACAAAATCAATTGGATAAAATAGAAGAATGATAACAATTAAAGAATTACGTTGGAGTAATTGTTTTAGTTATAGTAGCAATAATACTATAAATTTTGTAAAAGCTCCACTAACGCAACTTG